GTCAGGAAGAGTACTAATGTTGCTACTCTTCTGGATCATCTGGGTATCCCACATCTGTCCCCCCAAAGGGACGCCAGACGTAGGACTTGTCGGCCTCTTTGGACCGACGAATCTTATTGTCAATTCTCTCGTCTACCTCGACGGAGACGGCCAGCCTGGACTCCAAGTCCGCAAGAACTTGGCTCCACGGTGTCTTCACACCGTAGGTGCCTTGCCTCTGGCCATCGCGATCCGGAAGGTAGAGTCTGGTAATACCTCCGAGCCGCTTCTTCTGGATACTTGGCCGATAACGGCCGTGCTCCGTGGTAAATACACGCTGTGTTACGGTTTCACCGTAACGCAGGAGGTCTTTAACACGGACCACGGCCGGGGACCCGGGCGCCACTGCCGAGTTCACCAGAGTATCCGAATAACGGCTCGCACCCTCAAGGATGGTCCGATGGGTGCTATTGAGCGGTACTCTTCCCGGTGTAATTCCCTTCAAGGAGGCCAAGACATCAAGCTTGTCGACGGGGTGTGTGACCAACCAAACCCTGGACCTAAGTCCGTTTGGTACAGCCCGCACACCCTCGCCTCTGGGGGAGGGATGCCCGAGTCCTCCGAGTTCTGCAGGGAGTTCGGGGTGCCTTCCTTTACGGGAAGCCACCGCACGAACGTCCTTCCAGAGACATCGGTACACTCGCGAGGCATTCCTCCACAGATGCTTGATGCCGTAAACCCTCTCACACGCATCGACTTTGCAGACATCTCTGTTCAACGAGATGCCCCGTGGTGGTGTGAGGACTCCGTGGGAACCCTCGGCTGGGACTACGAGCAGCTTCACAGGGATAGTGGGGATGCGGGTGCGGTAAGCACCATCCCCCAACCTGTGCTGTTCAAAGAATTGTTCGCAGAACACAGCCGAGTACCGGGAAATAAACGTCTTGACGGGGTGGAGCTCAGAGCCGACTATTTTAATGCGGCGGGCATAGGTACGCTGCCCGCCAGGTCGGAACTGAGCGACGAGATCATCGCCACACATCTTGGATTTCCGACTTCGTTCAGCTGCCCATCCGTTGATAAGACAGAGGAGAGTGAACGAACACGGGGTCCCCATAGGGGACCCGCGATTCGCGGGAACCAAGAGGTGGCGGGTCTCACCATCCCACCCAAGCTCATAAAGACGTTCGAGTATCCGCCTCCCGTCGCGCGAAAAGCCGCCGCTCTTGTTCCGGAACGGTTGTACGATGTCCTCCACTTGGTAAAGCATCTTATGCTGGGTTACCCCAGCGCCAAGTGTCTCGAGGAAAGCATCGACAACCGCTGCCGGGACTCGCGCTTGTCTCATTCCCTCACTGACCGCACGGATTGCTCTGTGCGTGAAGCCGTCAGTCGCCTTCGTGAGGTCGGCGGACACCCATGTGTTAAAATGAGTGTCCTCACCGAGGAGGCCCCCAAGGGGGTCCCCATGCCGAAGCACCTCAAGGCGATCGTCATGACGAACTGCGGGAAAGAGACAGGAGCGAGCAAGCTCACCAGCGGCAAGAAGCTCAGCGGGCGGGGTAGTCACCACCCTGACCTTCCACCCACGCTCCGAAATCGCCACCACCTTCTGAACAACCTCCTTCCCGACAATATTTTTCAACCATCGGTTGTAAAGCAGGGAGGTTGCCTCGGTGGCGACGACAACGGACTCATCTTCCTTTGTCCTCGGGGTCTCCATCTTGTCAACCTTCTGGACCAGCTTGGCGTCGAGGAAATCGGCGGCCGAAGCCACACGGGGGGGAGGTTTCGATTTCCCCAACGGGTGCCCTGGTCCAGCAAGAAGGCTAAGGAGATCCGCGAAGCCTGTTTCAACGGGATCGACGGTCTTATCGTGCTCGTCAAGAGCATAGCCAAAGTAACCGCCGTCTTTCCCAGACCGCTGAAAACAGGAGGAAGTTCCGAAGCGTGGGTTGAGGTCCTCAGGCAAGGACCATCCTTGAAAACCTTCCCGGACGTAACGTGTCAGGCTTGCGAGGGCAGCCTCTTCGTCCGGTTTCATCGGCACGTCGCTAAACAGAGTCTCTGCATGAGTCAAAAGACTCAAGGCAGCCTCCTTCCGGGACCTGCATGCAGGCATCGCTCGCGCGATGCAACTAAGCTGCAGCATATGGCCCTCAGGAAGGGAAAGAAGGACTCTGTCAAGACGACGTGGGAAGCCGCAATGACGAGGAGGCGTGACCCCACCAGCACGCATGGCACGATGTCTAAGACGGAGGCATTGCGCTTTGATTATCTTGACAAAATTATTGGGCGACGCACTCGGCTGTTTTGCAAACCGAGTCACCCACATAAAGAGATCAAAGCCAATGCGAGACTCCGCGAGACGTCCGGGTCGGTTGGGTGCGGAGAGTGTTACCAGACAGGCCCAGATGGCCTTCCAACACTCAAGGAAGGACTTCTGGTCACGAGAGAATCGTGGTTTAGGGCGTTGGGATTTTCCCTTCTTCTTTCGAAGATGGGGAGTCCTGATGACCTGGGCCGCAAGGGGTAAGATACTAGGAAGTGTCTTAACCTTCATGGCATTAGTC